TAATATCGAAGATCAACAGCCATCTCAATATCCGTTTAATCAAGTAAAAGAAACCGCCAGTGGACATGTTGTAGAATACGACGATACTCCAGGTGGTGAGCGAGTACTCATTAAACATAGATCCGGCGCCGGTGTAGAAATGCGTGCCGACGGTTCTCTTGTTATATCTGCTGTCAATAATAAGATAGAAGTTACTGGAGGAGATCAAACTGTTATCATTGAAGGTAATGGTAACATGGTCTATAAAGGCACTTTAAACTTAACTGTTGCCGGTGACTATAACGTTGATGTTGCTGGTAACTATAATATTAATGTCGCTGGTTCTAAAAATGAAAGTATTAGTCAGAATAATACTTTAGAGATTGGTAAGAATAATAAACAATTAGTTAAAGGCTCTAGAACTGAAAATACCCTAGGACCTAGAGTAATGCAAAACTTAGATAGTTTAGATATTACTTCTAAAACAACTACTAAAATTAAAACTGCCGAAAATATGGAGTTTATTTCTGGCGGACAGCTATTGCAATCTGCTAGTACCGAATGGGTTTCTGTATCTAAAACCGCCAGCATTTCATCGATCAATATGTCGATATTAGGCGTCAAAGGATCTATTGGTGGTGACGCAATGGATTTTACAGGTAAAATTTATCANGGACCTGCAGGTCCAGTACCATTTACTTCTGGTGCNGCTTTCTTTGGTTCATTTTATGGTCAGGCAACNGAAGCTCAATTGTCCGGACATTCATTAACTGCCGACTGGGCAAAATATGCAGTTGGAGCCTCTAAGGCCACTTCGAAATCTGCTGTAACTCCAGGTGTGCCAGTAAAATTACCTCCTAAACAACAAGCATTGGCACCAAACGGTCCACCTCCAAATGCTCCTATTGTTACCGGACACCTCACGCTTGGTTCATATGCGGTACGTACTATTAAAGTTGATGATGATAACAAGTATCGGGATTCATTAATATTAGCAGATGACTATGCTGGTATATTTGAAAAGGTTCCTACTACACAAGAATTGCGATCAGCATTTAGAGATAAAGCAAATAGAAGCAAACTACAAAGTAAAATGATTGCTGAAGGTCGTATTAGCAATAAATCATATGAGCAACAACCAAGTAAAACCGGTAGGGTATCTAATAGAAATCCTTCATCTAAATTTGGTTACACTCCACTAGGAAACGGTATTGCTAACAGAGGAAAGAGATTTACACCATGATATTTTTAGTTGATCCGGTCTACAACCCAAACTTTTTAAATCCTAGTGAAATTAATGCGTCAACTAAACTTGGCCCAGGAATAAGCATAGCAAAGTTTTTAGGATCTTACGGGAATCGTACTTCCTTTAATCACATTACTTCAGCTAGTGCCAGACTTTCTATCGCTAGACAACTGTATTTGCATGCCGAATTATATCGTAGTATTAATGGCAATACAGATATGTTTAATGATGTTCGTTTAATTGTATCAGAAGGAATATATCGAGCAGGTCCGACAGAAATTTTAGGCGGAGATAATATTAAGAAGGCCGATGGCAGAACTGTTGTTTATCAAGTTATTGACCGCGACGGTAAAGTTAACCATGAACGCACATACGAAGTGGCCGAATATTGGAAAGACTATAACTTCTTTGAAAAATTAACATTAGACTATGACACACTAAATCCAGACGGTTCTCTTACTAGTCAAATAGTAGTTGAGATGCCTACCATAGGCGAATCATATGATGTTAATTTTAAGATGTTTATTGATACCGTGTATAACGGAAGGTTATTAAGTGTCAATGAATTAATAGAAGTCCTTGAAAAATGATATAAATAGTTGTACAACTTTTCAAATATAGTAGTATTTAAACATGGCAGCTAAAAGAGCACTTTCGATAGAGGATGGTAATATTCAGCAATCATCTATTGCGGCTACACGCAATATTGATTATATTGATGTTGATCTGTCCTTAGATATTACTCCAGTAGCAGGCGACATATATAAAGTCAAAGGCGCTGCGGCCGTCAAACAAGCATTAAAAATTCTATTAATGACTAATCGTGGTGAGAAACCATTTTCGCCTTATTTCGGTGGCAACATTCAAACTTACTTATTTGAGCTCGCCGATAATTATACCGAAAGAGAAGTAGAGTTTAGTATAATAAATGCTATAAAAACATACGAACCTAGAGTAGATCAAAAAAGCTTAATTGTTAAAGCAATATCTGCTCCTGATTTAAACTCTCTTGAAATAACCGTTATTTTCAAAATAATTAATACGACTCAAACGCTTGAGTTTACAACAAACGTTAGCAGGCTAAGATAAATGACAACTACGATTAAATCTACGGCTCTAGACTTTCAGAATATTAAAAATAATCTGAAAAGTTATTTGGAGAAAACTGCAGAATTTAAAGATTATAACTTCGAAGCATCCGGACTATCTTCTATTTTAGACGTACTTGCGTACAATACACATATTAACGCATTAACTGCTAACTTTGCATTGAACGAAAGCTTTTTAAGTACTGCTCAGTTACGTAGTTCATTAATATCTTTATCTGAAGGTTTGGGATACATTCCAGATAGTAAGTCACCGTCGATGTCTCAGATCCGTATGGCTCTTAACCTTTCTGGTGTAGCAAACAGACCATCTACATTAGGCATTCCTTCTGGCTTTAAATTCAATGGCGCTGGTGATGATAAGGCATATACATTCCAAACATTAGAAGCACTTAAAGCCGAAGACGATGGCAATGGCTTTTATCAGTTTACAACATATGATGAATTGCCAGTGATTTCTATATACGAAGGTATTGCTCGTCGAAAAACATTTATTGCTGGAGATGCTTCAGAAAATACTTCATATATTATTCCAGATGCTAATATGAACATTGACGGCGCAGTTGTTCGTGTATATGAATCGGCAACGTCTACTAGCTATTCAACATATACTAATATCCTGAAAGCAATATCGATATCAAGCGATTCGACACTGTTTGTTTTAAAAGAACTCCCTAATGGTTTTTATGAATTGTCGTTTGGTAATGGCATTACTTTGGGACAGGCGCCGGCGGCTGGTGCAAAAATTACTGTTGACTATTTGAGTGTTGCTGGTTCAAGTGCAGACAATATCAATAAATTCGAACCTAAAGATAAAGTATTTGTTAATGAAAGTACTTCTAGAACTCCGACGGTAACTACAGTTGCAAAATCTAATGCGGGATCCGATAAAGAAAGTATCGAATCAATTAGAAAGAATGCTCCTTTCCAGTATGCCACACAAAATAGAATGGTTACTGCATCAGATTATTCTGCATTAGTATTAAGGAATTATTCTTCTAGAATTAAAGATATAAAATCTTGGGGCGGCGAAGAAGCATTAGAACCTGAATTTGGCACAGTATTCATGTCGATACTTTTTGCTGATAATGTTGCTGAAAATGTTAAAACAACAACAAAAAATTCCATATTGGATCTTACTGCTCAATTAGCAGTTGCTTCTTTTGGTTTAAAGTTTACTGACCCAGTACAAACATACATAGAGTCAGAAGTGTTTTTTCAGTTTAACCCTAGACTTACCACATTAACGCTGAATACAGTTCAGGCTAACGTGCGTGAAGTTATAAACAACTATTTTGTTCAGAATACAGGTAGATTTGATAGAGCATTTAGAAGATCTAATATGTTATCACTGGTTGACGATTTAAGTCCTGCCATTTTATCTTCTAGAGCCGATATTAAAATGCAACAGAGATTTACGCCAGCTCCTACGATAGAACAAAACTATAGTTTTTTATTCCCAGCGCCAATAGCAACTCCGGACGATATTAACTTTACTATTAGATCTAGTACATTTACTTACCGCGGATTTAGCTGCCAAGTTAGAAATAAACTAACTTCAAATAAGTTGCAAGTTGTAAACATTAACGATAATGTTATTCTAGTAGACAATGTTGGAAATTATGATCCACTCAGAGGTAGCGTTAATCTTGTAGGGCTAATAGTTGATTCATTGCCTAGTGGCATTGCTGATGTTAAATTGTCAGTAGTTCCAGCTAACCAAAGTGCGATAGCGCCTGTACGCAATGACATATTATTACACGATTCAACAGCCTCTTCCGCTAAAGCAGTTATAGTTACGGCAACTAACTAATATGAGCATCGAAACATTTGATCGGACTTTATTTGATATAGGTAGAAGGAATCTAAATCTTCGACAGTATAAAGTTGAAGAAGTTCTTCCTGGTTATATCATTGAAACGTATCCTAAGTTGGTGAAACTACTTAGTGAATATTATCATATCGAAAATGAAGAGTTTTCACCATCTAGATTAATTGATGAATTATTTACTACTCGCGATATTAGTCAAACCGACTTAGATCTATTAGCATATATCGAAGACGAGTTACTATTAGGTCAATCATACTTTGGTGGATTTTCAAATAAACGAGATGCTGCCAAGTATTCTAACTTATTATATCGATCAAAAGGTACTAAGTATTCTATCCAGCAATTCTTTAGAATGTTTTTTTCTATTGACCCGGATATTATATACACTAAAAAATATATTTTTAATGTCGGCGAATCATTTATTGGCGCTGAATCACAAAAATATATTACTGATGACAAGTTATACCAAACGTTTGCTTTACAAATTAAATCAGAATTGCCGTCTGAAAATTGGCGATCAATATACAAGACGTTCGTACACCCGGCCGGAATGTATTTAGGAGCAGAAGTCCAGATCGTTGGTTTTGTAGATTTGGCAATTGAAGATCAGCCTAATCCTGGCGTTTTGGATCTTCCGCCATATGAAGTATCCGGTCAAGCTGCTTTGGATATGACAGCGCATTCTCAACATACAGCAATGTTTAATATTGCGGGCATCAGCGAACCTATTACATTATTCAGAACAAATATGGGTTCTGAAATAACATATCCTGCATTTGGCGGTAATGATTTGATTGATCTACAAAATAGAACACTAAAAGAACTAGATGACAACTACTCAAGCATCGGTGAATACTTAACCCCAGATTCACCTACACTAGATGATGATGACGACGTAGGAAACATCAACGGTATGAAGATAAGCAGTACAGAACCTATTAACCAAGAAAGATTTACTTGGATTGAACCTAACGATTCAGATAGCGAAAAGTCGCTCATAGAATTGTTATAAATAGTAATAAGATTTTTTAGGTATAAAAAAACATGAGCAGACAGCAACTTAACTTGGGAACAATTGCTAACGATGGAACAGGTGATACTCTCCGTCAGGCATCCCTTAAGATAGAACAGAACTTCGCCGATCTTTATACTAAGTTTGGCGATGGATTTAATCTATCTCAGAAAATGTCATTTGACAGCGATGGTATTTTATTTACTCAGCCTGGATTATCATTATATACTACAAGCTTAGTTGCATCAGTCGCTACCGCAGATCGAGTATTGACTCTTCCTGATGCAGATGGTGATTTCGTTTTAACTAATTCTGCTCAAACGTTAAACGATAAAACAATGGATGAAGTGTTGCTCATTATGCCTCGTATTAAAGACGGCAATCCATATGAGTATGTCATACTACCTTCTACGTTATCTGCTAGCGTTAATGTGACATTGCCTGCTTTATTGACGGATGATACTTTTACGTTTAATAATTTCACGCAGACACTAGTGAATAAAACATTAACTGCTCCAGTAATCACTTCTCCACGTATTAATGATTTAATCGCAGATAACACCGGAAGTACTTTAATAGAGTTTACTCCAGTTAGTTCTGCTGTTAACTTTCTTTCTGTGGATAATAGTATTCAATTATACCCTCCTAAACTTTCGGTTGATGGCACTGATACTAATATCGGTTTGGATATTGCAACAAAAGGTACTGGAGCAATTAGTTTTAAAAATAAAGTTGCGTTAGGTTCTCAGAATGTGACTGCGGCCGGCGCGGTTGATTTAAATGTGCCACTTACTTTCTTTAACTCTGCTATTAGTATGTCTGTTACTATGGGCAACGGTACAGCAACAGGTGAAGAAAAGAAACTAATGAATATTAATAGTGGTGAAGTAAATGTTACTCCTACTAATTTAAAAAATTATTCTACAATCACAATGTCTAACAATGATGCCGTAACTCTTATTTGGACTGGTACTCAGTGGATGGTAACTAATAACGAAGGCGCGCTTCTAGCGTAATCGCAAAGGAAATTTTATAAATGTCAGCAGCAATATTAACAGATGCCTTTAAAAAACAACTATTAGAAGACGTTTTGGCAGATTTCGTCGATTCGGCTAACCACTATTTTGCTGGTATTGGCCGATCCGAAGACTGGAATGACTCGGATGTTCCGTTAATTCCACAAAACTCAGCGCGAGATGTCAGAAATACCCGTTTGGCCATACAGTCAGTAAAAAATATCACTGACATGTCATTTTGTATTCCTAGACACAATTGGACAACAGGCGCAATTTATTCTGCATTCGATGATAATGTTGTTGGTTATCCATCAAATTCATACTATGTAATGAATTCAAACCAACAAGTATATCTTTGTTTGAGACAGGGTTCTGGTAACATTAATAATGCTTCTACCGATCAGCCATCGGGTAATACTACTGGACAGCCATTTAAAACTCCGGATGGTTATGTATGGAAGTTTGTATATTCTATCGGTGCTTTAAGAGCAACTAAGTTTTTATCATCAGCATATATGCCAGTCCAGTTGGTAGTATCAACTGACTCTGATTCTCCGGCAGAAATTATTGAACAAAAAGCAATCCAGGATGCTGCTATTCCTGGACAAATTGTTGGTTATGCCATGATCGATCAGGGCCTAAACTACACTGTTGCC